AGGTGACATCTTTGAGGTAGACCTCAACAAGCAGACTATCTTCCCCTTGTCACATATTATGATAAATAATGTGACCTTCAACGACATTGGTATTACCTACTCAATGAGCATTCTATTTATGGATGTGGCAGATGTGAGTAAGGCAGACCCAAGAGATGAAGCAGACATATTCTATGGGGTAGACAACAGACAAGACATTCTAAACACGCAACTGATGGTTGCCAACGATTTAGTTAGCCACTTAAAAAGAGGTGAACTAATGAGAGACAAATACCAACTCAATGGAACACCATCTTGTGAGCCATTTGAGGATAGGTTTGAGAACCTTCTGGTAGGTTGGAATCTAACCTTGTCTATAGACATTGCAAATACTATTACCCTTTGTCCGTAATAACGAGAAATACCGAGATGGTGCTACGGCAGTTTGCCGAGCGAGTAATCAAGGCAGCACGACTGAATCTTGGTGCTACTCGTACTATTACCTATAACGATGGTAAGAAGAAAAGAAGGAGACAAGTTAGTAGTGGGAAACTCAAAGATAGTTTGGACTACGACCTCACAACAGGTGTACACCTCCTTATGTCTTTCAAGATGGCGGACTATGGAAAGTACATTGATGAGGGGGTAAGCGGTACAAAGTATAAAGTACCGAATGGTTCAAGATTTGCTTTTGATGGTAAGCAACCTCCAAAGAGTTCTATCCGCACTTGGATGGCACAAAAGAAAGTCAAGGCACGAGACCTCAAGACCAATAGTTTTGTGAAGCAGACAGAGGCGAACCTTGACAAGGCAGCCTTCCTCATATCAAGAAGTATTAAGCAACGAGGGATTCCCAAGAGTGAGTTCTTCCAAGCACCATTTAGATTAGAGTTTAGTAAGTTGCCTGAAGAGGTGCTTAAAGCAGTCTCAATGGATGTAGATGAATTTTTAAGATTTACCAAGCGATGAGTGTAATCACACCTTCAACATTGATAGGGGCAAGAAGCCCCATATACATTACCGCTAACTATTCAACATTAGCAGGGTCTATCACAGACATTACCCTTGAGGTGTATATATGGAATGATGCAAGAGGCTCACGCCCTGCATCACCAGAATACACTTTGTTTAGAGATGTCTTTGCATCAACCGATGTATCCTTTGATATTGCTCCTATGGTTGAGGAGTACATCACAAACACCTATGATGATAGAGCAGTAGTTACTGCTCAAGCATCTATTGATGGTGGTGTATGGTGGGTACAAGTAGACTACGATGTGAACTACATCAATAAGGCTACCCCTCCTCAAACCGTTAACGATTCTGGAAGCTCGGATATCTTCTACTCAAGCAATGGATACCACACCTTTGCAGAGGGAGCAAACTATGAATACCCAGCAGACTACCTACATACTATTGAACACTTCTATGTAAAGGAGAATGGCACAGAGACCGCTAAAATACATTTAGGGAACTTTGGTGCTGATGAGGTTTATTTTGTAGCGTATCTTGCTCCTAACGGAACATCACACATCATAGACATTGCCTCACTACATAGTTCAACACAACCAGAGGGTAGGATTGTAGAGATTCCTATTGGAGCAACTAACCTTGATGCTTGGTTAACGGCTACAGGAAGCACCGCACAATCTCCAAGAGATGTAGATGGATACACTATCGCTATCCTTGATGATGGTAGTGCTGAACTCTACCGCATAACGGTTGAGAAGGTATGTGAGCCTAAATACGACATCCAACGATTGGACTACATTAACCGCTATGGTATATGGGACTACTTGTACTTCTTCAAGGCAAGTCAAGACAACTTCAACACTACGAGTGAGCAGTACAGAAGGTCTTTAGGCAGTTCAGGTGCAAGTGGGTTTACCTACGATAGCACCGAGCAGATGTACACCAAGTACAACACGAATGGAAAGACACAAACTACCTTAAACACAGGATGGGTAGCAGAGGAGTACAAAGAGGCTATTAAAGACTTAATGATGAGTGAGCGTATGTTGCTCAACGGCTCACCTGTAAACCTTGTTACCAATTCGGTAACCTTACAGAAGTCCCTCAACGATAAGACTATCAACTACACAATAGAGGTAGAAGAAGCATTTGATACAAGGTATGTATAAAGTAGACCTTTACATAGATGGTCAAAAGGCTGACCTATTCCAAGATGAGAGCATAGAGATGAACTTGAGTGTCCAGAACATTAAGGACATCTCTAAAGTGTTTGGTGACTTCACTCAAAGTTTCACTATCCCTGCCTCACCTACAAACAACAACATCTTTAAGCACTACTACAATGTAGATATCTTGGGAGGGTTTGATGCCAAGCTCCGAGTAGATGCTTTTATAGAGATTAATAACAACCTCTTTAGAGATGGTGTGTTGGAGTTGGAAGGGGTGCAGATGAAAAGCGGTGAGCCATATGCGTACAATGTAGGGTTCTATAGTCGTGTCACTTCTTTGAAGGACAAGTTTGGTGAGGACAAGTTAAATGTCTTGGATTTGTCTGCTCAAGACCATACCTACAACGACACCAACATACAAGCAGGTATAGAAGGATATGTGAGTAGTACAGGAAGTGCAGTCATCTACCCAATGATTACGCCTGTAACAAGATGGTACTACGACTCTCAAGGTTCTCACGGAGATGGTAACATCCATTGGCACAACGACCCAAATCACGGAGTGTTCTACTACGACCTGAAACCTGCGGTTAAGTTGCAGAAGATTATAGATGCGATAGAGGTAAAGTACGGCATAGAGTTCCAAAGTGACTTCTTTGATAGTGCTGACTTTGGTAAGTTGTTTATGTGGTGTCACCGCAGAGCAGGGTATATGTTCAAAGACCAACCTAATGGTAAGACACCTGACATCATCAACTTCACTTCTAACACTACAGGAGACTATGACCTCACTACGCAGAAGTATACTATAACGGCAGCGCAAGAAACGAACCTACGCATCTCCTACACTACCAATAGTTCAAGTGACTATAAGATGGTGGTATATGTTAACGATGAGTTGTACACCTCAAGACAACATAGCGGTAGCGTAACAAGTGAGATAATCACATTAGGCACATTAGATGTAGGTGACACCGTGCAGATTAGGTTTGCACCTCCTACAGATTGGGATGCTTCAGTCATCACTTTGAATAGTGTTTCTGTAGACCTTGAGTACTTCTATCTATCAAGTTGGAACTTGGCAGATGGTGTAAGTAGGGTAACCTCACAATCTATTAGTAGCACGGTTGTTATTGCTGACCAACTGCCAGAGCAGAAGATTAGTGACTTTATAGGAAGCCTTGTACGAGCTTTTAACTTGGTTATCGTACCTGTAGGAAACGGAAAATACGACATAGAACCATTAGATGATTGGTATGCAGAAGGAACTACAAGAGATGTTACAGAATACATTGATACGGAAGAGGTCACTATCAATAAGCCACCAATGTATCGTAGAATCAATTTCGGCTATAGCGAGACTGGAGCAATACTTGGAGAGGAGTACCGACTCCAAAACGATATAGGCTATGGTGACCTTCGTGCCGACTTTAGTTTTGATGGTGAAGAGTTTGATGTTGAGGTAGGCTTTGACAATATGTTGTTTGAGCGACTTACTGATGTGTACACAGGAAGCGGTAATGTAGGTCTCACGGAATTAAACATAGGTCAATGTGTAACGAGGGAGGAAGAGCCGTACATCGGCAATCCTTTTATCTTCTATGCGGCAGGTAACTTGAGGGTATCTTCTACTTACCATTGGTCGTACAACGATATGAATGGAAATGCCGTTGAGAGTACTGATATGTGGTTGATAAGCAACACTAACTCGGATGCAGTAGCGAGTGTTACCAAGACCATCAACTTTGGTACGGAGGTAGACCCCTACCATCTTCAAGCATTTAATACAGGCTTGTACAACACCTATTGGAAGGACTACATCACAGATTTGTATAGCACAAGTAGAAGGGTATTCCAATACAAGGGGCAGTTGCCTCTTGGGGTGATGTTGGCATTAAAGATTAACGACAAGTTGACCATAGGTGAAAGAAACTACATCATCAACCAAATGAAGTTAAACCTATCTACAGGTGAGGCTCAATTAGAATTACTCAACGATGTATAGCAAGTTAGGTTATCTTATTAAGGCTCTCAAGGAGACAAACGAAAGAGATGAGGACATTACTACCGCCAAAGGTAAGTACCAATACCCTCGCACTCTTAAAGAAGCATTGAGCAAATGGCAATAGAGAAGAATATAATCATAGGTGCAGACCTTTCTGGTCTTGAGAAGAAGTTAGATGAACTCATTGAGGCGTTAAAGGCTTCCCAGAAACAAGCTGACAAGACTGCTGAATCTGTTGAGGGCATTGCCGAGAATACCAAAGAAATTGGCGATAGTGCTAAAGAATCTCAAAAGGGCATCAAGGGTTTAGGTGCAGGATTCAAAGGTTTGGGTGTTGCTATCAAAGCGGCAGGTATTGGATTGTTGCTACAAGCAATGGGGATACTCAAGGAGTTGTTTGACAACAACCAAAAGACCGTAGACTTCTTCAATACCACTTTCAATACTTTACAGGTAGCCTTTAGCGACTTCACCAAGTGGATTGGTGGTAGTGGTGGTAGTTCTATTGTAAACTACTTCAAGGCAATCTTTGAAGACCCTAAACAAGCCTTAATTGATTTTGGTAAGGCGTTTGCAGAGAATATCACGGAGCGATTTTATAGTGCGCTTGATACATTAGGTTACTTGGGTAGTGCTGCGAAGAAGTTCTTTAGCGGAGATTTTGGTGGTGCGTTAGAAGATGTAAAGAGCGCAGGTAAAGAATTTACAGATGTGCTTACAGGTGTAGATGGGTCTTTTGACAAGATTGTAGATACTACAAAGAAAGTGGTTTCTGCAACGGTTGACTATGTAAAGGAAACGGTCAAGCAAGGTCAAGCAATGACCGAAGTAAATAAGCAATCGGAGTTGGCAGAGGTTCGGATGCAAGGCTTGATTGAAAAGTACGACCTACAGGCAGAGAAATTACGACAAGTAAGAGATGATGAACGCTTATCAATGGATGAGCGCATCAAGGCTAATGAGGAATTAGGAGAGGTACTCAAGGAACAAGAAAAGGTAATGCTTGAGAATGCTCAAAGAATAGTAAACGCTAAAGCACAACAACTTTCTCTTGACAAGAATAATGTTGAGTTCCAGAAGGAGTATATGGCTGCGGTAAATGAACTTTCAGGTGTACAAGCCCAAGTAGCAGGATTCCGTAGTGAGCAGTTGATGAATGAGATGGCTCTACAAAGGGAATTAGTAGACCTTGAAATAAGCAAGAAAGAGAATGCTCAAGAGGTGGCAGAGATAGAAGCAGAGGCTGCTATTGAAGCAGAGATGAATCTACAAAAACAATTAGAACTTGAGGAGCAACTCAACCAACAATTGTACGATAGTAGACTTGCATCATTAGAGCAACAGAAAGCATTATATGTAGAGGGTACTCAAGCCTACCAAGATATGGTTAGTGAAATCAATATCTTGAATGCAGAGCGTACTGCTCAAGAAGGTGAGGAGGCTCGTAAGCGTAGAGACCTTGAGAAACAGGTACAAGATGCAAAGGTGCAGATGTCTACAGATGCGATTAGCGCACTTAACGACCTTGCACAAGCCTTTTTTGGGGATAATGAAAAGAACGCCAAGAAAGCGTTTCTTGTGAATAAGGCAGCAGGTATAGCCAACGCAGTAATAAACACCTCACAAGCCGTTACAAAGGCTTTAGCGGAGACTACTGACCCTTCACCTACACAATCGTTTAGATTTGCTAACGCTGCGATTGCAGCAGCCACAGGTGCGGCACAAGTAATGGCTATTGCCAGACAACAATTCCAAGCGAGTGGTAGTGTAGATACTAACATAGGAGGAGGTGGCGGTGCTACTGCACCAAGTATGTCACCATCGTTTAACTTGGTAGGCACTTCAGGGCAGAATGCGATTTTGGAGTCACTACAAAGAAATCCTGTAAAGGCATATGTTGTAGGAAGCGATGTTACCTCACAACAACAATTAGACAGAAATAGAATTAACCAAGTATCATTCCCATAATGAGAATCGTAGAACTTTTATTGGATGAGGGTAGCCTCCAAGCAGGTATCCAAGCCATCAGTATCGTAGAGTCCCCTGCTATTGAGGAGGACTTCATTGCCCTCAAGGAAGAGGAGCGAGTAGAATTAAAAACCATTGATGAGGACAAGCGTGTGCTTTTAGGCGCAGCCCTTGTACCCAATAAACCTATCTATCGTAGAAACGGAGAGGATGAATATTACATCTACTTCTCGCAAGACACGGTAAGAAAGGCAAGTGAATTGTTCTTCATCAACGGCAACCAAAACAAAGCGACATTAGAACACCAAATAGACATCACAGGTTTAAGTGTTGTAGAGAGTTGGATTATAGAAGGTGAGCAAGACAAGAGCAAGATGTATGGTATGAACTTGCCTGTAGGCACTTGGATGGTTAGTATGAAGGTTCACAATGATGAAATCTGGAACGACTATGTGAAGAGTGGTCGTGTTAAGGGCTTCTCTATTGAGGGATACTTCGTAGACAAGGTAGAGGCGAGTAAGCAAGATGCGAAAGAGATGGAGGCAGAAGAAAAACTCAATGCTATTACTCAAGTAATCAAGGAAGCGTTAAAAAACTAACACTTATACACTTAAACAATTAACTTAATATGAAAAGAATATCGCTAAATAAGGTGATGGCTAAATTAGCCGAAGAGCAACAACCTCAAGAAGTAAATCTACTTCGTGAGATTTCTGCTATTGAGAAAGAAAGCATTAGCCTATCTCAAAAGATTGAGCGAGTAAGAAATGAGTTTGAGGCAGCTTCGCAAGAGGCGAACAAAAAGTCTGTTGGACTTGAAAACGAACTTAATAACTTACAATCGGATGTTGAAGAATACAAGAAGGCTCTAAAAGAACTTGGTATTAACTCAACAAGCGAATTAGGTAGTGTTGAGAAGCGTATTAGCACATTCCGTAAAATGAATGACAGTATAGTTAACGCATCTAAACGAACTCAAAACCTATAACAATGAAACAAGGCAAAACTGAAAAGGCGGTATTCGCAAAGCTCTCTACACAGAAGGTGGAGTTGGCTTCGGTCTCGGACTTAAAGTCTTTTGTAGAAAAGGCTCGTGCAGATGAGTCTGCTATGGTTAGAAACTATATGGAAGCACAATCTGCTGCCAAAGTTGGTGTTGCGAGTGGCGAAGACCACTTGGCTAATTTGAAAACGGTTTCTAATATGATGGAAGAAATTAAGGTTTCTGCTAAAGAGCTTGGTATAGACCTTAATAGTATTCCAGAGTACAAGTTGGCTTACAACTTCTATATGTCAAATCCAGCGAGTGCATCAAACAAGATGATTGAACGAATGAAAGGTCTATTATAATATGAAATCACAAGAAACATTAAGCAAGATTATGGAACTGCTTAACCTACAAGATGAGGTTAAGTTAGAGTCTATGAAGTTGGAGAACGGCACTACTATTGAAGCCGAAGCATTTGAGCCTAACCAAGAGGTGTTCATCATTACTGAAGAAGATGAGAAGATTGCTCTACCTATCGGTGAGTACACTTTGGAAGATGGTCGTATGCTTGTTGTAGCAGAAGAAGGTATCATTGCTGAAGTTCGTACAGAAGAAGAAGCACCTGCTGAAGAGCCACAGGCTGAAGAGGCTACTGAAGAAGTTGAAGCGGAGGAGCAAGAGATGGCTTACGCTACCAAAGAAGAACTATCTGCTGCTATGGATGAACTCAAAGGTATGATTGATGAAATCAAAGCAATGATGTCTCCTAAAGAAGAAGAGATGAGTGAAGAGGTTAAGGAGGAAGAAGTAGACTTGTCTGCTGATGAACCTGCTGCAAAGCCTATTAAGCACTCTCCAGATAGCAAACCAGTAGAGATGCACAAGTTCTCTAAAGGAGCGCAGAAAGACACACTATCACGAATCTTTGACAAATTAGGATAATGAAACAAGTAGAGAAAATCTGGGCAGAGTTGTCTGCTAAAGTGTCTACTGAACTATCCGAAGAGGTTAAGGTTGAGTTGGCTTTGATGGATGATTTAGATAGACTTTCTGGAGATGTAAAGGAAATTACCTTTGACCATAGAAGTGCTATTATGCAGTTTGAAGAGGCGGCTCAAAAACTTAAAGCAAGAGTTAAGGGAAATGTTCAACAATCCGTAGACCTCTTGACTGCTATAAACAATGCAGAGAAAATGGCAAGTGATTTAGGAGTAGATGTGAATCTTTCTAAATACCAAACCATTTTAGACAATTATTATAAAGTGACTCAAGATTTAGATGAGTTGCTTCGTAAAGTTTAAACAAGTACAACAATCAATAATTAAATAAATAGAAAATGGCAACATCAATTACGACAACCTATCAAGGTGAGTTTGCAGGGAAATATATTTCTGCTGCATTGTTGAGTGCTGATACCATTGAAGGTGGTGGTATCACAGTTAAGCCAAATGTTAAGTATAAAGAAGTAATGAAAACTCTTTCTACTAATGCTTTGGTAAAAGACGCTGCTTGTGATTTCGCTGACCAGTCAACTGTGACTTTGGCAGAGCGTGTCCTTCAGCCTGAAGAGTTCCAAGTAAACTTGGAATTGTGTAAGAAAGATTTCCACAATGATTGGGAAGCAATCCAAATGGGTTACTCTGCTTTTGATAGCCTTCCTCCATCATTCGCTGACTTCTTGATTGGTCACATCGCTGCTAAAGTAGCACAGAAGACTGAAGAAACTATCTGGACAGGTGTTACTGCCAATGCAGGTGAGTTTGATGGCTTCGCTACTTTGTTGGCTGCTGATGCTTCAGTTATTGATGTAGTAGGTACTACGGTTACTGCTGCAAATGTAATTGATGAGTTGGGTAAAGTAGTTGATGCTATCCCTACATCAGTTTACGGCAAAGAAGACTTGTACATCTATGTATCTCAAAACATTGCTCGTGCTTATGTTCGTGCATTGGGAGGTTTCGGTGCTTCTGGTCTTGGTGCTAATGGTGTGAACAACGCAGGTACTACTTGGTACAACGGAGGCGATTTGGCTTTTGATGGCGTTAAATTGTTCGTATGTTCAGGTATGGCTGACAACGATATGGTTGCTGCACAAAAATCAAACTTGTTCTTCGGTACAGGTTTGTTGGCAGACCACAACGAGGTGAAGTTGATTGATATGGCTGACCTTGATGGTTCACAAAATGTTCGTGTTGTAATGCGCTTTACTGCAGGTGTACAATACGGAATTGGTGCTGACATCGTTTACTACACATAGTAGTTTAGTTTAGTTAATAACAGAAGGGGCAGGTAGGCTGATGCTTGTCTGCCCTTTTTTATAAAAAGAATAATATGGCTTGTGATTTAACAAAAGGTCGTGCATTACCTTGCCGTGAGTCGGTAGGTGGTCTTAAAGCGGTTTACTTCGTAGACTTCGGTGATTTAGGAACACTTACTTTGTCTTCGGATGAGGTAACTGATATGACAGGAACATTCTCTGCCTACAAGTATGAGCTGAAAGGCACATCTTCAGTAGAGCAGACAATCAACGCTTCTCGTGAGAACGGAACAGTATTCTTTGACCAAGCGGTTAGCCTTTCTTTGCCACAATTGAGCAAGGAGGATAACAACGAAATCAAGTTGTTGGCGTATGGAAGACCTCACATTGTTGTTGAGGACTACAACGGAAACGCTTACTTGGTAGGTCGTGAACACGGAGCGGATGTAACAGGTGGTACTATTGCTTCAGGTGCTGCAATGGGAGATATGAGTGGATACACACTTACTTTCAATGCTATGGAGCGTACTGCTGCGAACTTCCTTAATGGAGCAACAGATGGTAATCCATTTGCAGGTATGACATCTGCAACACCAACTATTGTTACTTCGTGATAAAGTAGTATATTTGTAGGACACTTGACATAGGTGTTTTGGTTTGGTTAGGGCAGTCCTTCGGGGTTGCCCTTTTCTTTTATAACACTTTACCCTTCTTGTGGTTAACCTATTATGCATATAGTAACTACAACGGATAAGAAGATATACTTTGTTCCCAGAGCGTTTGAAACAAGCGTATCGGTATTGATTACTGATGAGGAGACAAATACTTCTACCACCGAGTCTCTTACGGCTACGCAGGAGGCGAATTACCTACACATAACACCTTCTTACACCTTTGTTGAGGGTAGATACTACACGATTAAAATAAGTGGCTCTAACGAGATATATAGAGGTAAGGTATATTGCACCAACCAAACGGATTTAGAGAAGTTCAGCATAAATAGCGGTGAGTTCACTTACTACGAAGACACCGACAATGATAATCAATACATATACCGATGAGTAATATCCGCATCGTAAATCTTGCATCGCATACTACACCCCAAGTTGTTGAAGACAACCGTAAGGAGTGGGTAGCCTATGGTGCAGATAACAACTACTTTCAGTACCTCATTGACAGGTACAATGGTAGTGCTACCAACAATGCCATTATCAATGGTATGACCGAACTTATCTACGGAAAGGGTCTACACGCTACAGATGCAAGTAGAAAGCCTGATGAGTTTGCAATGATGAAGAGTCTCTTCTCTCGCACTTGTATGCGTAAGGTCACCTTTGATTTAAAGGCGATGGGTCAAGCAGCCTTCCAAGTTATCTACAATAAGCAGAAGACTAAAATCGTTCAAGTAGAGCATATGCCTATTGAGACTCTCCGTATGGAGAAGATGAACGATGATGGTGAAGTAGAAGGATACTACTACTCTAAAGATTGGACAAAGATTCGTAAGAAAGGCTTTGAGCCTGTACGCATCCCTGCCTTTGGATATGGAGATAAGAGTGAGGGTCTTGAGATTTATTGCATCAAGCCTTATCGTAGTGGATTTTACTACTACTCTCCTGTAGACTATCAAGGGGGTCTCCCTTATGCCGAGTTGGAGGAAGAGGTAGCCAACTACCACATCAACAACATTAAGAACGGCTTGTCACCAAGTATGTTGATTAACTTCAACAATGGTGTACCAACTGAAGAGGAGCGTGAACTGATTGAGCGTAGAATCATTCAAAAGTTTAGTGGTTCAAGCAACTCTGGTAAGTTCATCTTGGCGTTTAACGACAACAAGGAGATGGCTGCAAGTATTGAGCCTGTTCAGTTGAGTGATGCAAGTGAGCAATACCAATTCTTGGCGGATGAGAGTATGCGTAAGTTGATGGTAGCCCATAGAGTTACCTCACCGATGCTGATGGGTATCAAGGACAATACAGGCTTGGGTAATAATGCTGATGAGTTGAAGACTGCGAGTCTTCTATTTCACAACACGGTTGTACGCCCTATCCAAGAGATGATTCTTGATGCTATTGATGATATTATGGCAGTAAACGGAGCATCCTTAAATGTCTACTTCAAGACCCTACAACCATTAGAGTTACAAGCAGACATTGAAGAAGATGTAAAGGAGGAACTCTCAAGTGCTGATAGCCGCCCTTTTCTTGATGACAAGTTAGCCCACGAGATGTTAGATGCATTGGCTGACTTGGGGGAGGATGAGCCTTCCGATGAGTGGGAACTCGTTGATGCAGAAATCGTAGGAGAGGATGAGCCAGAGGACTTTGATGTAGAGGAATACCTCAACGGATTGGTAAACCTTTCGGCTACACAGGATAGCACACAAGACACCGAATTATACAAAGTGAGGTATAAGTATGTAAAGGGTACTAAAAAGACTGCTAAAGGCAGTTCAAGACCCTTCTGCAAGACAATGCTATCACAAGGCAAGTTGTACCGCAAGGAAGACATCGGTATGATGAGTGCAAGAGGTGTAAACAAGAGCTTCGGACACAAGGGTAGAAACTATTCTTTGTTTAAGTACAAGGGAGGAGTAAACTGCTACCATAGATGGGAGCGTAGAGTGTACAAGAAGAAGTTAAATAAGAATGGAGAACCTTACGGAGGCGATGCCTTGAGAGGTACAAGATATGTGAATGTAAACCAAGCGGTACGAGAAGGATTTAAACTACCTAAAAACCCTCAAGAGGTTGCGGTAGCCCCTATTGATATGCCGAGACAAGGTCATCACCCTAATTACGGAAAATAATGGCAAAGGTATTATTTATAAAAAGAGATGATTTAGTACGCAATAGCGTAATCTCTGGAAATGTAGATAGCGATAAGTTCTTGCAGTTCATAGAGATTGCTCAAGAGATTCACATCCAAAACTATCTTGGCACAAAGTTGTACGACAAGTTGCGTAATGATATCATTGCGGATACTTTGCCTGTGAACTACGCTAACCTATTGGATGAGTATGTTCAACCGATGTTGATTCATTGGGCTATGGTAGAATACTTACCTCATTCTGCTTACACGATAGGTAATGGAGGTGCTTACAAGCACACGGCAGAGAACAGTATTGCTATGGAGAAGAGTGAGGTAGACTTCTTAACTAATAAGCATAGAGACATTGCTGAACACTACACTCGTAGGTTTATTGATTATATGTCTTTCAACAATGCAAACTTTCCTGAATATAATGCAAGTACAGATGAAGATATGTACCCAGACAAAGATGCCCTCTTTCAAGGATGGGTTATGTAAGAAACGCTACGAACCAAAGGCGGTTAACTTAAAGAGGCTTGAGAAGCTTGTGAAAAAATTAGAGAAGAATGGCTAACAACACTATAAATTGGGGACAGGGCGCAGTAAACAATGCTATCAATTGGGGTACAGGTGCTGCTACGGCAGGTGGTTTTGATGCTGACTATCAAGCCGTATTAGACCAAGCCTCATCTCTTGGATATACTGCACCAAGTGCATCACAACAAACCTTGCAGAATACACTTGTAGAGGATTTGAAAACGGCAGGTGTTTGGGATAAACTTGATGTGTTCTATGTGTTCGCTACGGATGGAGATAGCAACTTTGCGACATTGAATTGGAAGACTCCTACAAGTTTCCAAACAACAAAAGTGAATAGTCCGACATTTACGGCTAATGGTGGTTTTACGGGTAATGGCTCAAGTTCTTATTTAGATACTAATTTTGACCCAAGTGTGAGTGGGGTTAATTATACTCTAAACGATGCATCCATTTCTATATGGAACAACACTTTTGTATTAAATAATTTCATTACGGGTGTTCCCTCAAGTGTTTCTAATTGTATTAGAATGTCTGCTTCAAGCACTAATCAAAGGATTAATATGGGAAGTAGTGCTTCATTTACTCCCGTAGTAAATTTTTCTGATTCTTCAAAGAAATTGCGCCAATTTAATCGCACATCTTCTACGAATATGACGGCATTCCAAGACACCACAAGCACAACACACACGGCGAATAGCACAGATATTGCTCAAGAAAACCAAACGATTTTAAGAGCGGGTCCCTTTTACTCATCTACTGAAGTAGCATTCTTTGCAATGGGTGCTTCATTAGTAAGTGAAAACGCTGATTTTTATAGTGCATTGAACACATACAAATCTGCCTTATGATAGTATTAAAAGCAACACAAGCCCAATACGAGGCTTTAGATGGATATAGAAACGGAGACAACCTTTTGAAGTTTGCTAAAGATGGAAACGACAATTGGATTGTAGGAACTGCGGTATTGAATGATTCTGCCTTTGCGGCAATACACGACCAACTAAATGAATTGGAACGCATCACTTATGTACCTGTTCCAGAAGATATTTAAGATATGGGAAATACAATAGATTGGGGTAAGATACACGCCCTATCATATGGACACGATGAGACCAACCTTGTAGGTTCTGCTTCTGCTCCTTCATTCACAGGATTGCTTGATACTTATTCAGGTGCTGCTGCTGCATATTCTTTACGACTGCTTTCTTCTGCGTGGAGCGGTGAGTCCTGTGTTCGTGTACGGGTTGACACAACAGGTCAGCCAGAATACAACATTGGTTTTGTAAACAATGAATTAGACACAGCAACATTAGAGGCACGCTGTACTGGCGGATTGGATGCGTATGTAGTAACTTGGTACGACCAAAGTGGGAATGGGAATGATGTGACACAAGCGAGTGCGGCAGACCAACCTAAAATCGTTTCAAGTGGTTCTACTTTGCTACTTAATAATAAGCCAACAATTCAATCTTTAAATAAAAGGTTGCTTAATAACAACTTCACTACAAGTGTAATAAAAACGGATTTATTTGTATATAACACAGATTCTTTAAACGCTTCTTTCAATTGTTATTTTGATTGTGGAGTTCAAAACACCGCAAATAGAAGTTATTATGGTTCGGATAATTCAACACCACAAAAAGAAATTATGTTTGAAGGTGTAGTATTAACAAGTTCTGCAAATTCTGATACAACACAAAAATTGGCTTTCAATATAAGTAATTCGCCAAATTCTTTGATTCATATAAATAACACATCTGTTGCATCTGGTATTAGTGGTGCCAATACAAGTTTTGTAGGGTTGTCTCTTGGTAGGGATTACGCTAATTCTGCTTCGTCTAATATAAACTATCAAGAATTTATAAGATGGGACACCGACCAATCAAGCAACCGCACGGGCATAGAAACCAACATTAACGACTTTTATTCAATCTACTAATGGCGTACTACACAAGCACAACAAAGGCAGATTTGGAAGCCTACAACACCCTTGTAACGACTGGCGAGGGGTACAACGGAACAACTACGAATTGGGCAACCATCGTAGAGCATCCCAACGGATTGGATTTTGCAATACCCAAGCATCCTAATTATGATGCTACGCTAACGATAGAAGAATCATTAGGTGCTGAATGGTATCCAAACCCAGAACTATGATAACTCGTAAATATGAATTTGTAGATGAGGCAGCAGCAGATGCTGCAATAGACCTCTTAAGAGATGAGGAAGGAAACCTAACTGAAGCAGTAGTGAAGTTGGGATACCTTACCAAAACTCCTGCAACATATGATGAAGAAGGAAACGAACTCACCCCTGCGATAGTAAGTGAGAAGTATGCCGTAGATGTACATTGGAAGAAAGTACCTAACCAAGTATGGCAGCAGTATTTAGTCTGGCCTACGCCAATGGGTATTCACTCCTTTGGTAGTTCAAGTGCAAGAGATGAATACGCTACGGCTTATTGTATCCTATACCCTAACTCAACATATTGTAACCCTCCAATAGATGAAGAAGAATTATATACCGAGTAGGACATCTCCAAAAGGAGGAAGAAGAGGATGTTTGTGTTGGGACACCTCAACCTACTCTATAGCTTGTTGTGATGGCTCGGTACGAGCGCAAGGGATAGGGTTGTTGATAGACACAGACCCACCTGTTGGGTATACCATCTCTTGGAATCAAGATGTCTTGGACTTTCAAAACTATTTAAGTGCGAGTTTTAATGTAGGGAACGGTCAAGCCTTTGCGTATGTCTACTATACCATTACGGATGGTCAAGGAGGTGAAGTACGAGGTGTATACGATATGGGAAATAATACAGATGTAGATGTTCCTGTAGATGTATCATCTCTTGCGGATGGTACTTTGACTTTATCTGCGTATTTAGCCGACCCTAATGAGGGTGTTATTATTACGGATACGGTTAGCAAGATAGTAGAGACAAGTGAGTATGTATATACATTACAGGCTCGTATGGATGTATTTGAGGCGGAGGCTTGTACTTACGCAGCGTTGAATGAATTGGTAGCGATAGAAATATGAATGCATTAGAGTCAGCAAGTTTGGTAATGATACCGAGTGGCTATGAGGATGGTACACTTGGGAGTTTAAAGCCTACGGATGGAACAGGAGACTTTACCTTCAGTAGAGGTAGTAATATAAGTGCTACTCGTGTTAATGCGGATGGTTATATAGAGAAGGGGTATGAGAATCTGTTATTGCAGAGTAATTCGTTTACTACGACTTGGCTATCAGTTAATGCTGATACTCCAACAGATGGCTACGAAGGGTATGATGGCTCTAATGATGCTTGGTTATTAAATTCAACAGGAACAGATGGTAGAGTAACTCAAAGTGTTTCTCAAACAGGTGTTCAGTCATTTTCAGTTTATGCTAAAGCGAATACAAATAATTGGATTTGTCTAATTTCTTTAACAACCCCCATTGTTCGTGCTAATTTTGATTTAAACCCATCTACAACAGGCAGTAGGATTGGTGTAACAGGAAATGATATAGATGCGAATATTGAAGATGTAGGAAACGGATGGTTTAGATGTTCGGTAACATATAACGCTACAATTACTGGTGTAAACATTTATTCACTTGTTGATGACAATGTTTTTACAGGAACAGGTTCTATCTACATCCAAGATGCAATGCTCAACCAAGGTCTTGTATCCTACCCTTATGTAGAGACTACTACTGCTCCTGTTGCAGGAGGGATACTTGAGGATATGCCGAGATTAGATTATTCTAATGGTTCGTGTCCTTCTTTATTGCTTGAACCGAGTAGGACTAATTCAGTAGATAAAAGTGAATATGGATTTGTCACAAACAATACATCTATAGAATACAATAATGCTATTAGTCCAGAAGGATATCAAAACGCCTTTAAATCAACTGCTACAGGTACATCAGCGGTATTTACTCGTATTGCAGATATCTCTGGAGGTGTTACTAACCCTCTTGTTAGCGTATTTGTCAAATATGGAAACAATGCTTGGTTAAATATTATTTATTCGGGTAGTGCAGATACTTATTTCAACTTTAATTGTCAAACAGGTGAATTTGGAACAAGCGTAGGTTCTTTAACCAGCAATTTAAAGGCAGAAAATTATGGCAATGGTTGGTGGAGAGTATCTGCAAGATTTAATTATTCTGGTGCAGGAAGTTTAAGGGTATATATGGCTTCAAGTGGGACAACAGGATTTGCTACTGGTAGTACAACTATAGGTAATTACTTCTATGGCTATGGATTCCAACTTGAGCAAGATGCGACCTATCCCACAAGTTACATACCTACATATGGGGTATCGCAAACGAGGTTGGGTGATGTTTGTGATAGAGGTTCAAATCTTGCTTATACAGGGAACTACACTTTGTTTATGGAATTTGAATTGACAAAGGACGGATTGTATTTATTAAATTCTAACAATAGCACCGCCTATAATTTTTTTATAGAAAATGATGACTGCTATTTTCAGTTTGGCAGAACGGGAGGAGGTAGTGGTTCAGTATCATTTGTGAATATGTTTGATTGGAGAGCAGCACTTGGTACAACTATTAAAATGGCTTTTTATAAAAGCGGTACAAATGCAAAGTTATTCGTGAACGGAACACCATATACCCCAAGCGGAAATACCTTGTCTACTGGTAATGAGGTTTTAGATTGGAGGTATTTAAATTATACTACTACTCCAAACCGCCAACACCAATCCTACATTAAGCAATTAGTAGAATTTGAAACTGCCCTATCCGATGAAGCCTGTATAGAACTAACAACGATATGATGTTATGCGAAAATTTAAGCCTTGCAGAAGCGACCTACTCTGCGACTGCTTTACGCAAAGGGATTGTGAACGAGCCAACGGCAACACACCTAATTGCTTTAAAGGAAGTTGCAAAGAATATCTTTCAGCCTTGTCGCAATCACTTTGGAAAGCCATTAAGAGTTACTTCTGGTTATCGGTCAAAGCAGTTGAACAAAGCAATAGGAGGTTCTAACAACTCACAACACTCAAAAGGCGAGGCTTTGGATATGCAGTCTACAAGTGGATACACCAACCGTGAACTCTTTATGTTCATCAAAGACCACCTAACCTTTGACCAATTGATAGGTGAGTTTCCAGATGATATGGGAGAGTTTGCGTGGGTACATTGTAGTTACAAAGCTGAAGGTAATAGAGGTGAGGTACTCGTAGCATATAAAGAAAACGGAAAGACACGATACAAGAAATGGTAAAGCGTTGCTTAAACAATCTAAAGGAGATATTCCTCTATGCCGATAGTCAGCCTACGGAGATAATGTTGGGGATGTTAAACTTCATCTTATTGCTCCCTGCGACT